GTGTAACTTGTAGCTGCGGACCAAACAGGGTTGTCAATATCAAAAGTTTTCATGTGTGATATAACTTTTCTATCAAAGTTAAGTGTTTTTTCAGCTCCAACTATTTTCCTAGCTTTAATACCAAGAGGTGGAGACACGTTTAACAACTCAACTAACACATTACTTTCGTCAGGATTATATGTTTTAGTTCTTTCACTTAAAAACGCAAAAGCAGCATTTTTTAATGTAGACACAATAGCACCAAAAACTCCAGATCCTCTAAGTAAACTATCTAAAGTACCATTTAAAACTCTACCTCTTTTCTTTAAAAAAGCTTCATCATCTTCGTCATCATTAAACATAGCGGCAAACAAAGCAGTTTGTAAAGTATAGAAAACTATATTCTGAACCATACCATAGTAAAGTATTCTAGAAACGTTAGCCATATCGCTTGTTTTTTGATCTGAGTATGGAGGCGATATTCTTCTGTTTATAAGATCACTACCAGATTTTTTAATTATTCTATTGTATTGTGAAGTAACATTTTGAAAACCTAGTATAAACCAGCCTAACACGGAGTTTTGTTGAGACGAAGTCATGTCAGGTCTTGCGGACTGCTGTGTAGATTCTGCTACTATTTGAAAATCTTCAAAAGCTTTATTTTCTGCTTCTTTTTGACTTAAACCTTCTTTAACATATTTGTTTACTCTATTTCTATAAAAAGTTGCACCACCAGAGGCAATAGCCATACTATCAGATATTTGTGTTGGTGTAAAACCTAAAGCTAGTAACCTTTTTATTATAGATCTTACCGGTTGTTTTGATCTACTAGCGTAACTAGCTATGTCTTGATAGTTAACATCCATCGTTAAACCACCACGTCTTTGCTTTAACATGTCTGAGTTAAATATCATCGACCAGTCTTTCCAATACTGTTTTTGATCTGCAAAAGCTTTACCAGCAGCAAACAAATTGTTGTCTTCAAAGTTTAAAAAGTTAACAACAGATAATTGCTGCAGTATAGAAGAACGCATGTTAAAGAACATCACACCACCTATAGAAGCTTGTAAATAATCTAAAAATCTATTTACATTTTTATTAGTACCTTGTGGTCTTCTTGTACCTGTACTAATTCTATAAATCATATCTTCTAAAGCTTCTCTTAAGTTTTCACCATAAACAGCTTCTATTTTATTTAAATTCTCTGTGTTAAATATTTCTTTAACATTGTTATTGAACTCTGCAAAAAATGGCTCTCTATTAACACCGTCAGTAGCTTGTATTAAATCAGTTCTTATGTCACCAACTTCCCAAACCTCACTTGGTTTAATATATTTATCTTTTCTTGAGATAGTGCTAACAGCTTCAGCAAACGATCTCATTTCTTGATCTTCTATAACAATAGAAACTAATAGATCTTGGTCAGACTTGCTTAAACCAGGTATATCATAACCAAACTTATTCCACAAATAAACTCTTACAGCATCAGCATATGTGTAATCATTTTTTGTTTTTTCTATTTTATTGTTTAACTTTTTATTTGTCTCAGGATTTAGCTTTTTTAAATTTGCGTAGTCATTTGCTATAGATTGTTTTGCAGCATTTAATTCTCTAAAAGCAGTGTTTAAAGGTCTAACTAAAGCTTTTTCAAAAAAAGCTCTATGACTGTTACCTAAAGCACCTTTACCTATAAAATTATATAGTAGCCCTACAAAATCCTCGTGTGAAGGTGGTATAAATAATCTAAACTTACCTTTACCAGCTCCACGCTTTCTAGCTTTTACAGCGCTAAATCTTTTAGCAGCGTCTATACCTTTGACTTCTTCTAAAACTTTATTAAACTCAGTACCTAGTCCTTCACTAAAATTAATTTTTGCTTGTACAACTTTTGATTTTATATCTAATTGTTCTAAAACGTTTTTAACAGCCGCAACGTTTGGCAAGGCGTCATCTACAAAATACATGTCGTTATAACCTTCTGCAAACTTGTTTAACATCCAAAGCGCTTTAGCTTCACCAGTACTATTACCTAAACCAGTTATATTTTTTAAAGGTATATTTATACCTTCGCTTTTCAAGTATTCATGTATTGCTCCTTGGCTTTCAGGCGCTCTTGCTGTTAATATAAACACGTTTTCAGGACCAAACTTTTGAATTTGGTTTTTCATTTTTTGCATTAGTGGACCTGGTTTTCCATCAGTAACTTTATTAAAATCTGTAAAGTCCATTTTCCAACCTTCTTTAACAAGTTGATCACCAACAAAAGGCCAACGGTCAGAAGCTATACGTTTTACTTCACCGTCTTTAGTTGCTATAACAAAATTATTACTAAACCCAACTGTTTCGTCAAAATCAAAAGCACTCATACCTCTTGCTTTTGTGTTTTTATTATATCCTCTAGCATTAGTAACAGCTTCAGAAAACGCTTGTCTTTGTTTAACTTCAGTGTTTAAAGCTTTATTAATTCCAGAACTATTAACGTTAAACATTGTTGCAAACGTTGTTTTACCATCTAAACCTACTATTGAGTTAGGATCAATACCAACACCATCTGCATTGAAAACTATTTCATTAAAATATCTTTCCCACCAATTATTGTTAAGAACACTCCAGTTGTCTGGCATACGTTTTTGCAAACTATATCCTCTATCAGTTCTTGCCTTAGTTAACTTCTTGTCCATAGCTTTGTCTAAAACTATTAACTTGTAGTTTTTAATAACAAGATCATAAGCAACTTCAAAAGAATCAACACGCTCATCTAATATGCTGTTCATTAAATATAAATAAGCGGCTGTAGCAGGCATAGCGTGTTCAAACTCTATTTTATCACCTGTTATTTTTAAAGAATAACCAGCTATTTGAGCGCCAAGCCTATGCCAAGATTTTTTATCGTTTGCAGTAAGCTTCAAATAACTACCTATAGCTCTAACAGCTTCGCCAGTTTCATCTTGAGTTATAGCAGTGTTAAAACGCTCCCACATAACCTTGTGTATTAAAGCTATATCTTTATTCCACTGTTCTATAATTTTCTTTTTTGCAAGTTTTGTTCTATAACTTGTTTTAGTACCAAATATTGTTCCGTAGTTTTTAACAATATTCCAGTTTGCTTTTTGTATTACCTCGCCTTTTTCGTTTTTAATTTCAATTGGTTTGCCAAATACACTATCTTCAGTATTCTGAGCAAGTTCTCTAACATCATTTCTAAACTTGTTATAAGCTTCAGCAGCTTCTTTACTGTAATCAAGGTTTCTAGTACCATCTTTTTTAAACTCACTCATACTAACGCCGTAGTTTTTGTTACTACCAGTAAACACATCAATACCGTCTTTTATCCAAAACTCTTTTGGCATGTGTGGGAATAGCTGAGTTGGCATTGATTTTAAAAAGTTTTCTCTTCCAGCTTTAGTTTTTAAGTCATATGTCTTTTTTTGACCTCTAGCTTGTAGAACATTGTCTATACCTTTTTCTTCTAGCTCAAGAGTGTTTTTCACCATCAAACCATCAACCTCTGTAAATGCTTCACTAAAAGCCGCTTTGCCCTGTGCAGTTGTAACTTTAGCTATATCTGATTTAGAAGCGCCTGCTTGTTCTAGTTTTCTTTGAGCACCAGATAACGCTACGCCTATTGCAAACGTTTTTGCAACGCCTTTTAAAAACTGACCAATGTCTCTATTGTATTCGTTTAGCTCGTTTTTAGGTGTTATACCTAAATCTTTTTTAAGTTTTTCAATAGTTTCAGGTTTAGGATTTCTAAACTGAGGCTTTAATATCTTAACAGGTGTTTGGCTTGATAAACCTAAGCTTCTACCAGCAGGCGATGTTTCGGCTTCTAACTTAGTTTTTGGGTCTTTGCTAGTGGCTTTTGGATCTGTGTAGTCTTCGTAAAAATAATCCATTACTAAACCTTTCAAGCCAATAGCTCTACCATAAACCTCTCTTGATACGTCTATGTTTTCACCTATCTTATTTACATCAGCTGTTTTTCTAGTAACATTTAGCAAAGGTAAAGTTTTAAGAAATTTACTAGTATTTTCACCAGCGTTAAAAACTCTCTGTATGCTTTGTGCTTCAGCAGGTATTGGCATACCTTCTTTATATGTTGTAACTAAAGCTAAGTTAGCTCCACCTTTCATAATTTTATCAGCAGGTATGTCAAATATAATTTCACCAACTTTACCAGCGTTTTCAGAAATTACTTCTTTAAAAGTATCACCTTTTTTTACTTTTATTTTAGACTTTATATTGTCAGACTTTGTAGACACAATACTAAAGTCTTCAAACATATCTATTTTTTGAACAAAAGTTTCTTGCGTGTTTGCTGTATCGTTTACATCACCAGCAAGATCTTTTATGTTTGGATCATCAAGCTTAACGCTGTCACGAATACTTAGTATTTTAGCCTCTTCGTATATAGTGTCATCTTTAGGTTTTATATTTGCAGTTACAAATGTAGAAAATTTACCTTTTCCAGAAACGTATCTTGTTATAAGACCAGGTAAGTAAACAGATAAAGCAGACACAACGTTTTTTCTAGGTATATCACCAACTCTATCATCAAACTTTATAGCAGTTAAAGCTAATAAATTATATTGAGCTAGTAATTCCGCGTAATCTTTTCTATACTGAGGATTATCTTTAAAATTAGGAAGTTTACTAAGTTTTTTAATTTGTCTTATTAACTTCTCAGGTGTTCTTTGTGTATCTTCAGAAAACACTGGATCACCTTCGGGTGTTGTGCCAGACACTATCAAGTTATTGTCTCTTACGCCTTTTCTAAAACTAGAAATATACGCGTTTATATCCTCAGCAGAGTTAAGCTTAAAATACATAGGTTGTTTACCGTCGTGATACTTGTTGATAGCTTCATTTAGCATAAGCTTTAACGAAACCATAAAACTTCTTCCTTCTTTTATTAAACCAGCATCTTGAAGCTCTGCAAGTATAGGTGTTAACTCTCTTAAGTAAGCCTCTTTACCTTTAGACTTGTAGTTGTTCAATCTATTCAACACGCTGCTATACACGTCTGCGTTAGTCTCTTTTATTTGTTCTAGTAAAAGCTCTACATCTGCTATAACAGCATCATTCATGCCGCTCATTTCAATATCTTCAAATAACTTTGTTCTTGAATCGTTTAAGTGTGTAAGCTCATGAAACACAGAATAAGCCATAGCAGATTTGTCATAGCTAGTTGGTGCGTTAATTATATTTCTTACTACGTTTTGTTCAACAACAATTATATCGTTACCAAAAAAACTAGCGTTAGCGCCTCTATCTCTAAAGCCACGCATGTATTCTTCTATCTGTTCTTGTGTTGCGCCTTTTTCTTTTAACAAAGCCTCAACATCTTCAAAGGTATCTACATTTAATACACTACCACCTAGACCTAGCGTCATAGACATGCTTTCCATATACTTACCAAAGTAGAAATAATCTTCTGCTTTAGCTTTTGAGTCTTTAGGCATTAATTCAACTAGATTATCAACTTTTTGTTTTTGATTAATTTTTGTAGTGTTTCTTAAACCAGCAACTTCTTGATCAATATCATCAATCTGTTTTTGTATTGCTTTTATTTTTTTATTAGCTGTCTTGCTGTACTTTTGACCTGACTGTGCTGAACCAACACTTTGACCTTGCTTTCTTAAAACACGCTTTTTTCTTTGAGCTTCGAATAGTGAAAATATATTTTCGTTAGACATGTTAGAAACATCAGCAAAAACTTCAGCGTCTTGAACTTGAGCTTCTCGCATTATTCTCATTAATTCACTTTGCAGGTAAAGCTCTAAATCTGTTTTTTGAACATTAGGACCTTTGTATAAAACTTCTAGTTCTTTTGCAATTTCAGCAAACTCACTACTTCTTTTTTGATTAGCATTTATTTCTTGCCTTGTAAGAACATCACTTCTTATAGCGTTAAAAACATTACTAGTAGTAGAAGGTCCTTGTATTGCCATTGTAGAGAACAATACGTTCATATTAAACTCTGCGTCAATACCATCAACCAAACCAACGTCTTTGCCTAAAACTCCGTAATCAACTAAATTATGACCAACCTGCGTCATTGCTTCTTCAATATACTCTATACCAGTGTTATAACCAAATCCTCCAGCACCTCTTAATGCGTTACCAAATGTAACTCCAACAATATCACTTTTGTTTAGTAAAGCTAGTTTTTGTACATAAGACATTGTACCAAATTTCTCTGCATAAGCAGCAATACCACCATACAGGATAGAGCTAAAAGCCTTTTGATACTCTGAAACATTCATTTCAGCTCTAGAAGCCTCTAGTTGTTTTAAAATACTAATTCTTTCGTCTTCTGTAGTAGCGTTTTTTAACTCGTTAGTATAAAAGTCTATATTTGTTTGTGCATTTTTTTGACTTATTTCCATTTCAGAAAGCTTTGCACCACCTTCTAATCCAAAAAACAGCCTAGTAAGATATTTTGTTGCCGGAGCTACAACAGCTTTTCCTCCAAGAGAGATAACACCACCATATGTAAGAGCAGAGCCAATGCTAAATATATTGTTTGCAAATAGCTGATTTGCTGCTTCTCCAAAATTTTGATCTGGACCAGAAAACTTTACGTCTTGCCACTTTATGTTTAAAGGTCTTGATGCTTGTGTGTGTTGCTGTAAGCTTTCTTGATAGTCTATAACGTCTTTGTGTATGTTTCCAAAAAACTCAATTTCAAACTCTTCACCAGTATCAAATTCATAAGCTGGAGCAATCAACGCTTCAGGTATTTCTTCTAAATAATCAAGAGCTTTTACACCAAGCCCAATCATATCAATTAAACCTTTTTCCATAGACAACTGCATACCTCCACTCATTGAGTAGTCTAGCATAAAAGCTTGAGCCATAAACTCAGTGTCATCTATTTTACTTGTTGATGAAAGAAAATCTTCCGTACTTAAATCTATTGCCTCTGCGGTTAATCTTTGGTTTGAAAGTGAAGTTCTGTATTCTTCCATTACACTCTCGTATTGATTGTATAAAGATAAAGCTTTTGATCTATCTTGGCTTGAAGATGTTGGTTTTATATTTAAATCTTGAATTTGACTAACTAAGCTTTCTACTTCAGGAACAATTTCAGTAAGCACAGTATTGTTAAACGCAGCAGAAGTTGTTTTGTAATTTTCTTTAACCGTAATAATTTCATTTATTTTAAAGTCAAGATAATTTTTTAAAACAATATTTGCTTTTCCTTGCCCTTTGTATATAGCTGTTTTTAAAGGACGCTTATTTTTTTCCGTAGAAGCCTCAGAAAAAGCTTGACCATAAACAGGGCGATAAACATCATATATTGATTTTGTTTTTGGTTCTTCATCAACATCATCTTTAAAGTCATCTGGATATAATGTCTCTCTATCGTTTGTTAAAGCTGTTGTGTATTCGTCAACCCATAGGTTACCAGTTTTAGGGTTTACAGATGTAGCGTCCATTTCGTCATACACTCCGTCCATGAGGTTTGCAGATGCTACTTTTCTAATATCCGCATTGTCAATGTCAGCAATGTATAACTGAACCGCTCTTTTTTGTTGTTCTTTTAAAACAGATTTAATCTCTGCATTGCTAACTAAACTTAAAATATCAAACTCAGGATCATTCACTCTATACTTATTGTAGCTTTCATATTTGTCTGGACCAACAAAAGGAACGTTAGTTGCAAAATAATTTTTTAAGTCAGTTTCTAAATCATTTTTATATATGTCAGAACTTAGGTTTCCAGAAAATCTTGGTCTAGTTTGCCAGTCTGTTTCTGGCCTTTCCATATTTGACAAGTTAAAGTACTTTTCAGCTAAAACTTCTTTTACTTCGTCACTGTCTTTAGTTATACTGTTTTTAATCTCAAAAGCACTTTGAGTAGCTTCTTGTGGATTTTTAGGTGCCCTTGTTATTTTTGACTCTAAAGTAGGAACACCATCAATTTCAATATTGTACTTTTTAACATACTCATCAATACTTAAGCTTTCTTGCTCAGCGCCAACGAGGATTGTTTTTTCATCAAATATGTTTTCACCAATTTTGTATTCAGGCATGTTTATTATTTATTGTATGTTGGTAATAATAAGAACTTAAAAGCATCGCGTTGACCTAGCTGATTGTACAAGGCTTGACCGCTACCGTCTTTTACACTCTGACCATTACCTTCTACTGGTAACATACTACCATTAAAATTGCTTCTCCACTTATTTCCTACATAATCAAAACTAATATCGCCAATATTAAATGTTCTCTCTTTACTTTCCTTACCTTCCATTATCCTAACAAGCCTTGGTTCATCGTCAAAGTAAAGTCTACGAGAAATAGGTAGCATTACACTAGTTTTATCGTTACTGGTTTTTGAAGGTTCTGTTTTGTTATATTTCTCCTCAACAAGACCATACAACCAACCTTGCAAACCTGCTCTTAACTCTTTAGTATTATTTGTACCATAAGCATCTGCTAGCAAGTTTTGTTTCATCATAAGTATTTCATCTGGCTCACTTTCAGGGTTTGCAGCTACAAATTCTTGATCTGTCATTTGTAAAATAGAGTCTGATTCACTTGTTATAAACGATTGACCACCGTAAGTAAAGTCATAAGCTAAACTACGAATACTATTAAAACCGCCATTTTTAGTACTACCAGTTTCATTAAGAATAGCATCAATCTCAGCCTTAGCATCGTCCATATCCAGTGGATCTTCACCTTGAGCAGGTTTTTTACCGTACTTATCAATAACTGCAATAACATCTCTAGAAGCATCGTCTAAATAAGGACTTTTTTCTTTGTAGCCATTTAAAATATCATCAATGCTAATATCCAGATTCATTTCATCGTCGTAAAACGTAATACCATTATCACCAAAAACAATGTTTGAATTTAAACTACCAGTAGTTGAGTTGGTAGTAATGTCTAGTGTTCTATTGTGAGACATGCTGCTATTACCTTTTGACATGTTATTTAAAAGGTCTCCGCTCTCAGCTCTTTCTCTTATTTCTTCCCACTTGATAAGACCTGCTTTGTTGTTTTCTAAAATTGTTTTTATACTGTTAACAGTTCTAGCAGCGTTTTTATATTTCTTACTACTAGGAAGAGCTTTTCTCATTGTTTCGTGCGCTGCCGCATATTGATCTCTTTTGTTTGTAATAAAATCTAAATTAGCCTCGCCGTATTTACCTTCAAACACTTCTGATGGCATTGCTCTAAATGCTTTTCTACCTTGAGATAACACTTCTTGTGCTATAGCATTTTTTTGTGACATAAATGTACCAATGCTAGATATAGCTTTCATTATACCGCTATAATCAAATGGCTTTGGCCCCATTTGCGCTGCCGCTCTTATTAAATTTTGATCTGCTCCCATAGTTTATTTATTTTTGTCCAAAAAACTTACCAGTCTCTCCCATGTTACTCATACCACCACCTACAAAAGCACTTGTAACTCCACTAATAATATTACCCCACATAGCTTTGTTAGCTGCAATAGCATCTTGTGCATTACCTACCATCTGCATAGACATACCAAGTGTTGTGGCTTGTCTATCAAACTCCATACCTTGTACCATCGCCGCACCTTTTTGCTGTTGTTGTATACCTTGTCTTTCCATAGTTTGGTTTCTTGCAGCTCCTTGCGCTGTCATTCTTCTGTTCTCTGCTTCTTGTTGCCCTATGCTAGCAGAGGCTCTTTGAGTTGCCTGAGCGCTTTGATTTGATAGAGCTTGTATGTTACCAGCATTAAACTGTCCACCAGAACGTAAAGCATCTAGTATATTAGCTTGACTTTGTTGATTTTGTTGGGATTGAAAATTAGCTTGTTTTTGATTTATAGTTAAGTCTTCAAATGGATTTTCCATATTAGCAAAAGCATTTTCTGCAAATGGATTTTCAAAAGTAAAATCTTGATAATCCTTCATTTGTGACTTGTAAGTTTTTTCAGCTTCTTTTAATCTTTTTATATTACCTTTACCAGCAAATAAATTTTTTAAAAATCCAAATTTAGCTGGAGACGCTTTGCTAGAGCTAGTTGCAACTTCTTTATTTTTTATACCTACTGCCATATGTTCTTGTTTTATTTATTTATAATTACACTTTTTATGCGTTATTTACTACTTTGTGTTATTTCTGATCCTACAGCAAAAAGTTCTACTTTTTTAGTTGAATTATTATCTAATCTTATCTCTGCATAATAACCCTTTAAACTGCTTGTATTAAACGTGTTTGGTTTTGAAAACATTAAATAATGTGAAGGTGGGACTTGAGGCGGACCTGTGTAGTTAGGATCATTAGGGTCATGTGGTCTACTAACCTGTATTGTTTTAGTTTCTCTATTTACGTTTTCTACTGTACCTAGCTTTAATATACTACTTGTATCTGACACTTCATAACCACCTGCCATCAATAGCGAAGTGTACCATACTGTATCACCAATAGATAAAGATATATTTAATTCGTTTTGTAAAGTTAATGTTATCTGCATTTTATACTACTTTTAATATGTTATCAAAATTAAGATCAAGCGTTAAAGAATCATCACCATACTCTAATAATTCTATTTCACCAGTAATTTTTCCAGATCTACTACTGTTAATAAAAGTAACTGTAGCGCCACTTTCAATGTCTTGATTAGCATTTACTGTTACATCGTTTGAACTTATGCTAACCACATAAGGGTCTGTTGTTGCATTTTTTATACCAATACCTTTTACAACGCTATTTGAAAAAGTTAAAACAGCATCGTTTACAAAAGTCTGCGTAGAAGACAGGGTTATTAACTTGTTGTCAGTGTCAACACTTGTTACGGTTGGCAAGCCTATTAAAGTTCCTGAAGACATAGCTTGTAGTATTTGACCTATAAAAACATCAGTAACAGCTTCGTCTACTTTAACAGTTGATTGCAACGGTCTATTACCATTAACAGTGTATTGAGCTTGCGGTTTTATACCGTTTGCACTAGTACAATGTATAACGGCATCTGGAACAGCTGCGGTTGTAGTTGTTACAACGTCATCAAGTTCTATTTTAAAATTTCTAATTACGTACCTTGTATTGTTAGCTTTTTGTATCGCCAACCCTTTTCCTAAAAAAACAAAACTATGAGTTGCTTCATAATTAAGAGCTGAGCTTATAATAACGGTACCACCATTAGAGTTATCAATACCATCTCCTTCATCGTTTATTTTTACTGGTATTTTATAAACAGTATTGCTTATTGTTGAGTTTTGAAAATCTTTAAAACCAGGTATTGTACTTAATACAGTTCTATCAGTAAGACCTTCACCTGAAACTATCATGCCTTTAGATATGCCTCTTATATCATCAAGCTCTATGTAAGCTGCATTTACAGTAGAAACAGCAGGTCTAGTAATTGTAAATTCAAAATCGTTTATTTGAGGTTGGCGAAGAATAGTTGCAGCGCCTGAAGACAAAGTGAAAGGCCAGTTTATTGTTTGTTTTACTGACGTTGTCTTAACGTCTGATTGACTGCTTGAACCTTTAAAAAGAATACTACTTGGCTCAACAACTGCAGAGCTAGAGTGTGTTATTGAAAAGGTAATTGCAGTTCCCGCGTATTGATTTATTTTTTCGCTAATAAAAACTTTTTTGTTTGCAAAAACTTCTTCATCAAAACTAGTGTTATTACCAGCTGCTATAATAATTCTAAAATTTTTATCACCACCTCCTACTGGAAACACTACAACGCCATCATAAACACCACTTGAAGGTATTTGTTTGTTAAACAAGTTGCTTGCGGTTGCGGAAAAAGTTGGTGCTGGTTGAAAAGAGTTTTGTTCAACGTTAGTAATAGTGTTTTCTGGAAAATTATAATAATTCCCACTACTGTCTTGCACAATCATATGAAACGTAGAACCAGGTTCTCCAATAACTTGATACGGTCTACTACTAGATAGATTAGAAGTTTTGTTAGAAGTGTCTATGTTAAAAGCTTGTATTATCATTTTATATTTTTGATTTTATTAAACCTACAACGTAACATATTGGCTCGAAAATATACCTTATAACCATGCCAGGTAAATATCTTTTTTTATTATTCATTACAGCTTCCAAATCTTTTGATCTTTGTATTGTCATGTACTTGCCTAGTTTAAATATCGTTTTATACTTTTTCATAAGTAAAGTAAACTTATAAAATAGAACGTGGTAACCAACTTGATGATACTTTGTTAAATGCTTGTTTAAATGTATATTCCACAGTCTACTTTTTTCTTCCCAGTCAGTTAAACCTGTTGATTCGTATATAGTTGCGCAAAGAATTTTACTACCAGTTGGGTAAGTGCATGACCCATCGTCAACATTAGCCAAAGGATCGTAATTTGTAGCTTGATGTTGTGTACAACCGTAAATAGGTAAGATACATGATCCATCATCTATATTAGCTGCAGGGTCATAATTTAAAGCTGTTGGATCTGTACAACCAGGAGTAGGGTTTGGTAAAGTCCAGTTAGGATCACCTTGATTTTCTGTATTATGATCTATAACTACAGCAACATCAACATTTTCACTTGGCATTACAAAATCTTTTATTTCAATAACAAGCTGTAACTTGTAAGGAAAGTGCTCTAAGGCTGGTTGTGCTGTAATTTCAGGAGATCCAGTAACGTAGTTATGTTCAACAATAGAAATACCACTATGAGTAGAACTTGGATTGCTAATACCAGCGGTTACATCTATATAGTTACCCAACATGTCAACAGTGACAATTTTAGCTGTATAAGTTCCGTTGCCAGGGTTAACATCAAAAACTGTAGTTTTTTCTGGTTGATAACCTGTTGGATCAGGTGCTACGTGCCACTCGGAAAATTCTTGAGGAACACCAGCCAAAGACCCTACTCTAATAATAGTTGGATTACCTGTATTTGAAATTCTAATACTGGCACCTGTTAAGTTGTTTTTAGCGTCTCCCCAATCAGTACCTCTATTTGAGTAACCTAAAGTCATCGGTATATTACCACCAGGAGTGCCAGAAGAAAAATTAAATACAGTTATGTCACCGTTTTGATCTAATTGTGGCGTTAAGTCTATTTGTACGGTTTCGTTAACCAACGTGCCAGCTGCATAAGTGTTAGCTAAAACAACATCACTACCATCGTTGTTCCAAACTAAATTTCTGCCTGGCGCAGTTCCTGCAAAAGTATTATTTGTATACTCATCTGTATAAGGACCACCAATTCCACCACCGTCTGATATTGTAATAGTATATTCTGGTGGAGGTGGATAAACACAAGAGCCATCGTTTCTATTAGCTGTTGCATCGTAGTTGTTAGCGCTTTGATCAGTACAACCGTTAACAGGAGCAATAAGATCAATATCTATGTTAACAGCCATTATAGGTTCTAAAATATTTGTTGGGTGATACTCAGGAAAAACAAAAGCCCTTACAAAAGCAGGGTAACCATTATGAATAGATTTTAATTGAATATTAAATTGATTATTAGGAAAATCTTTTGGAGTTGTTATTATCCATTTTTCTAAGTCAGGTTCTAGCGCTGGTGTATAGTTTGTGCCTAAATAATTACCTAGTCCAAGCTGGTAAATATCTACTAATATTATTTTTCTCCAAGTAACTGGGTCATTTGAAGTTATAAAATCACCGTCACAATATGTTGAGTTGTCAAAAACAAAAGGACCGTTAAATCTATAAGTTTCAGCAGTACCTACAAAATTATTGCCACTAGTACTATTAGGTCCCCAACAGCTATTAGCTCCAAGTCCTTTTAATATATAATCGTGAGTTGTAGAATGTTGAAGGTGTTGGCCACTAGAAACACCATACCAAGGCGGATCAACTGGATAGCAAGGATTTGGGCCAGCAATTATATTAGTTCCTGGTATCGCATAGTCAGTGTTGTACACCCAATTGCTTGACAAGCCATCAATTGTAAAATCACCAGAACATATTAATTGATTATAATCGTTAGGTCTTATACTAATAGTATAAAAAGGCTCACCAGTTGGAGTTAGCTGTGCACTATCAATATTACTGTTTGAAGTAACGTTAGGATCATTTACAACGTCTACAGTGTATAAATTGTTAGTATTAAATGTTTGTGACTGAATATGAAAAGGAAATTGAGGAAAACCGAAAGGTCCAAAAGTATGTGACATTTTATTTAATTTTAATCGTTATCATTAGTATCGTTTATTATTAAACCTGGTAGAGTACAAGAACCATCATCAACGGTAGCTAATGGGTTGTAGTTAATTGCATTAGAGTTTGTACAACCAAATACAGGTACAGGTGGTAAATCTGGTGGTGGAGGTGGTGGTGGGTATACGCAAGACGGAAAATCATCTACATTAGCTAATGGATCGTAGTTAGTAGCATTTGGATCCATACAACCAGTTATATCATTGTTTGGATCTGGTGGAGGTGGTGGGTTTATAACTGTAGTTGTAATGTATAAAGTTTCATCTACAGCAACTCCAATAGCTGTACCTAAACCTTGATATGTAAAAAACTCTGTATTAATGTCTTCATTAGTAATAAAGTCATTTCCTTTTATAAAGTTAAACCACTTGCCTTCTTTTTTAACAAACTCAGAAATATAACCTTCGTCTTTATTTGTTTTTACATAAGTAGAAAACCAACCTGGTTTTTCCATTAAATTATGATAACCAGAACCAACGTTAGTTGTTTCAGGTGTTACTCTTGAATCACTACCTTCATAGCTTAAAGTTTTAAAATCTTTAACTGTATCTGGTGCGTCGTTTAATAAAAGCTCAACAGAAGAAATGTATTGATCTCCATAAAAATTGTTTCTTGGTACTATATTTTCAGAACTATCAACTTCTACATGTTGTTGATATAACTGGCCTAGTTTAAAAGTATAATACTCACTAGACATGCTAATACTTTGCTCAGGTACAAATGATTTAAAACTTGTCCAACCTCTAACCTTCTCATTGTAAGAAACAGTAGTACTAGAATCTTTAAAAGTTAAATTATATTCATTTTTATCACCATCGTAACTACCGAGCAACACAGTATTAAGCCTTAAGTTGTCTGAAAAGTAATCAGACATTCCATATTCAGATATTGCAGTTAACCCGTCCATTGACAATCTAAGAACAGCACCTCTTGATTTGTCAGTGAAATAAGCTCTAAAGTTTTCTTTTGCAAAAGATTCTGGGTTTTTTGATATACCATAATCACCACTAAAAGGTATTGATTGTCCTAAAACGTTTTGAGTTGCTATTAAGTTAGGGTTACCATCTGCATTGAAAACAGCATCTTTATTAGCTAATACTTTTATTACACGATCTTCGCAAAAAGCAATTAAATCTGTATTTCTACTAAACAACTTTTGTATACTACCGTATGTAGGGTTTAAGTCTTTTGTTATTTTTTCTGCAGCTATAAATTGGTTTAAATTATTTATACCACTAGTTGAGTTGTAAATACCAGAGTATATTAAACCATTAGTTCTTACTTCTTTTTCGTAAGTACCTTCTATAGGCGCTGAAGCTTTAACGCCTCTATCTATTGTTGACTCGTTAAAGTCATCTCTAAGTCTGTTTGACTCAACACCGTTACCAAAAGAATAACAATTAGACCAGTCAAGTCCATACTCATTTGATATTTCATCAAAAATTAAAACATCACCAAGCGATACATTAGGATCGTTAGGGCTTACAAGTTGATGTGAAGCTACAAACTGTTTAAACTTAAGCTTTACATAACCACCATCTTCGTTAATAAATAAAAATCTATCACCCTCTTGAACTGTTTCATCGCTAATAACTTGACTCAACTGTATTCCATTGGCACTAATATCTTTTACACTTACAAATCCTGCACTGTATGTAAAAGGTACAACTCCAGCTCTTTCGCAATCAACCCGCATTCCTTTTTTAATAATAGTTTTTAAATTATCTACACTTAAAGACGTTGGGTATATTGAACTTGCTTCATAATATATATCTAAATCTACATTTTCTTTTGGTACAGTTTCCCATATAGCAGGGTTGTTTGTTGCTAAAGAAACACCTTCACTTCGTCTTTCTTTTAAAAGAGTAAGTCTTACTGGAAACCCAGCAGTAGCAGTTTCTAATAAATTAAGCTCTGTACTTCCACCACCAAAATCAGATAAATCAAGAACACTACCGTCTTGTAGTTGGTGAGTTTCTTTATCAAAAGGTCTAATAGGAATTTTGTAAGTAATTCTTCTATTGTCTGATCTAATAAATTGATTTGTAACTTCCCTGCTAAGTCTTGTATTTGCAACTCCTTTAGTAAGGAAACCATACTTCATATCTAGTGCATTTGTATGATTATATCTTCTTTCTACTATTGGATTTCCTACTATTTTATAAAATTGTTTTTTTGTATCTCCTTCAAAACTAAAAACTGTACCAGAACGTAAAGAGGAAACAAATTTTTGATGTCTTTTAGGAACTTCCCATATTTTTTTACTATAAATACCTTTTAATGTTTGTCCTCCTAGGTGTTGAAAATTTGAAACATATACTGAAAGATCTTCTTCTACTGGTTGAGATGATGATGGTCTTATATTAGTAAGCTCAACAGCATCTAGTTTTGAATATGATAACTCTATATACTGTTGGCCATTTTGTGTGTAAACACCTTGTGTATATGTAGGATCATTTATTTTTCTTGTAAGAGAATCTAAAACAGCTGGTTCCCAAGAGTAATCAATTGTTGTTCCTGTGTAAAAGTTAGACGTAGTTATAATTCCATGTTCATCTCTACCCGTACTGTTAGAGAACATTGAATGAGTACTAGCTCTTTCAAAATTAGGTTCAAAAAACTGTGTTGGTGCTTGTCCTCTATAATAAGCTTGATCTACAAACCACTCTCCTTGTGGAGCGCTTGAACCTGTTGGGTTTAAAAGAGTACTCCATTCAGTTATATCACCTTGTGCAGGATAAGGATTTGCATCAACTGGAGAATCTATAAAAGGTTGAGCGATTATAGAATAACCGTACACTTGATCGTATTCTAAAAGTGCAGTACCTCCACCGGTATTTATATTACCAGTTGTACCACTAGCATCAACAGCGTAATCATCAGCAAAATAATATACTTGACCTGAAGCTAGTGTTTCGTATCTGATCAAAGACAAAGAAGGAGATATTAATTTTTGTTTAGCAGTTTCATCATTAAATATTTTTACAAAAAATTTACCTTCAAACTCAGGCTTGTTTTCAACAATAAACTCGTGTATTACTATTTCTAATTCAATGTCAAACCCAGTTAAACTAGTATCTTTGTTAATACCTGTTGGGTTAATTGGCGCTGCTACAAGATCTGGATATATCCACTCATCAGCTTCGTTTATTGGTTCGTCTAAAGTTATTGAATATATATCGTTGTTTAAAGTTAAACTTGCTATTTTATATTCTCTACTAAATTTATTATCAACTGATTTTTTAAAAGTTATTGATATAGGGTTTTCTAATTTAGACAACTCAGGTAATTCTACACCGTCAATGGGTGTAGTCCACTCTGTTTTGTTAATTGAAAAAACTCTAGAATTTATAGCAGGCGTAACAGCTCCATCAAAAAATACAGCTATAGGAACTACATTAGAATCAGAATTTACAAACGTGTTATCAACACTTACATCTCCAGCAGTAGATATTATTTCTTTTTTTATTGTTTTTATAAATTCAGGAGCTTCGTTATCAATTGATATAATTTTATACTTGGCTTCTTCACGTACTAAAGCATCATTATCAATTGACTTTTTAAGTATTAAAAATGTTTCATCATCAACCTTGTTTCTTTCTGATGATGGAAATGACAACCACAAGTTACCATCTTCTGCTTCATACACTCTATCCATAGCTAAGTTGTAGTACTCGCTAGATGTTTCTTTGACGTAAAACTTAAAACCACTTGCCCAGCTAGGATGTGAAGTATTAAAACTAGTAACTATTTTATTAAAACTAGTAGCTTCTATTTTTGGTATAGAAAAACTTGATAAAGTGTTAGCAAAAACAGGTGTTTCTCTACCATAAGAATCTAAGTAAGCAACACCAACTTGATATTGCCTAAGTGATTTTAAAGATTTTAGTGCTTTAATATCTCCTACTCTAACAGTGTCAGGTGTATACCTCTCTCCATACCAAGAAGATATAATTGGCCTGTAATGTTTGTCATCAAGATCTTTTACGTTATAATTTTGTTCGTAGTTACCATATACAAGCCTGTTACCAGTTATTTCTTGACTCAATGCTTTTCTAGGTACAACATCAAAAGGTCTTAACAATTGATTTGATGGAAGAACAGCATATATAATATCAGATGTTATTTCGTAACTATTTGCATCCCAGTGGTTAGAACTTATTTCAAAACCATTTTCATCAACTAATTGAGTAACAACAGTATCTGTTTTTGAAATTTTATCAACAGAGTAGACTAAGTTTGAACTAGCATCTTTATATAATATCTCTACCTCAACCACATTTTCCAGTATGTCTGATTCTACAAAGTTTTCAAGAGACACTTTAACAATGTTGTTTTCCATTGAAATATTGTAAGCTTTCTTTGTGTTATAATCAAAACCTAAACCACTTGGTTCAAAAGCTAATCTAGAAAAAGGAGCAAAACAAGAATATTCACCGTCTTGATATTTGTATCTATAACTAAATCTTACAAACTTATCTTCAAAAAATTTTTGTCTTTCTATTCTTAATTGAATATTATAAGTTTGGTTTGTAATTGCTATTACATCTGGGTCAACTGCAAAGCTTATAACTTTTAAAGAATATGTATTGTTTGGATGTCTACCAACAAAAGCAAGCTTGTTACTTAAGTCTTCAACAACTTCAACACTAAAAAGATAAGCTTCCGGTAAAGACTCACCACTTGTACTAGGTAAAAACAATAAGTTATCGCCTGGCTTAAACCTTTCACTAGAGGCAATATTAATACCTTGAAGCACAAATACATCTCCAACATCATATCGATCTCCGTTGTCCTTCACAAAAGCAAAATACTTATGCGCTGTTGACGTTGCGTCGTTAGAAGTTCTTACTAATAAGGCTTGTTTTGGGGATTTTTTAATTACTGTTATATGCTCTTCTCTAATTTTTATTTCATCAGCAGCAGTAATATTTCTTTTTGGAACCACTAGATTAGTGTGTATGTAGCCAAGGGGAGAAGTTCCAAGTTTACAAATATCAATATTAATTTTTTTAGGTTCACTGAAGTTATCAGTAAAAAACAACAAGTTGTCTATTATATTTATACCTGTTATAATATTGTTAGTAAACTTTAAAACATTTTTTTGAGTATCAACAAAAACTGGCGTAAGTATTTTGTTTTTATATTCTATTATAGTATCGTAGTAATGCGTTTTAACAAACCAATATAAAGAATTATTTTTTTCATCTGCAATAGCTCCTACGCAAACAGGGTTTAAACCTATAAAACTAGAAAGTTTAGTATTACCTAACAAGTTTTGAACAGTACCTACGTCAGAACCATCTGAAGAAGATATTTGTATGTTCAAAGCGTGTCTGTATTCACCTTTAGGCACTAGTCTTTCATCAAGGTCTTTGTTCATTTTACCTTGATTAAAAAAGTTTTTAATCTCCGGCATATATTAGTGTTTTATTTGTTTAGATTTACCTCTTAAATTTTGTGATAATTCTTCTAGTTTTAAATTTGATAATCTTAATTTTGCTTTTCTTACAGAAGCAAACTTATCTTTCTGAAACCTACGGACAATATATTCTTGCACATTTGCTCTAGTAGACATTATAGCGTATGCTATACATTTGTACATTGCATCTTCAGCAAACTTATGAACTTTCATTTCAGACTCTGTACCAAGACTGTCACTTAGATAATCTACAACTACAGTTTTTCCAGACATAAAAGAACTAAAGTGAATAAGTCCTGTGTTGTTATCTATGTAGTAAGATCCGTTTGATTGAGCAAATTCAGGATCTATACCATACCTTCCGCTTTGTAAATTAAATCTACTGTTGTCTTTGTTGTTTTCACCTGACGAGTTTCCTTTATAATTTTTCCAACTATCTGACTGCTTGTTTAGGTCTACAATTATAACTTGTGTATTTTTTACCATAAAACCTGTAGGTCTTCCAGCTACACCTGTTGGATTTGCTCTTAAATTGTCAGCTTCATATTTTGGGTTTGTCATAGTTATTGAAGTACCTCTATAGTTACCACCTGTAGTTTGAAACACAGAAGCTACGGTTGTATTCTCAGGTATGCCAGGACCAAAAACTGATTGACCAACTTTTATGTTTGGATAATCACCATGAAACAATATTTTCATATCAAGTGCGCCACCACCACCGTAAAAAATATAATTAGTATTATTGTTACCATTACCAGGGTTCACTCTTGTTTCACCTGTTACATTTACTCTTGTTTCATCAACAAACTTTTCTAAAGGAACTTCAGACTTGAATTTTCCTTGTCTAGATGTTTTACCTATGTAGTTACCATCTTTATCTCTAGATGTTAAACCATACTCTGTGTAAATTGTAGTTCCTTGCTGATTTACTTTTTCATATATGTTATCTTCAAACTTTAACTTACCGTCAGAATCTTGTTGGTAAGATGTAGGATTTGATGTTTTTGAAATAGGATATAGTATTTTTTTTATTCCAGCAGAATCAATAGAAGAAATTTTAGTGTAGTTAACGTAGTCTTGTGGTAAGGGTAAAGTTAGTGTAGCTGGTACCTCAAGCTCGTATGATTTTGTAGATTTAAATGTATCAAAGCTTAATTCTTGTAATGCTCTTTGCGCGTGAAAAGAAACATCCATTCTTTTTATTTTTGGAATTAATTTATCTTCTCCTACATAAGATATAAGAAAATTACTTATAATATCTTTTATAGAAGTAAATTGATAGCTACCATATTCTCCGTTTCCGTTGTTCTGAATACCATCAGCACCTTCATAATACTCTCTTGGTGTTTGATCTATTAATGCCATTTATTATTGTTTTTGTTGTTGAATATTTTTACTGTCTTGTTGTTCGGCTGCTTGGTACAGTATAGCGTCTTTCATAGATATACCAGCTAAAGATAATATTTTTACAACTAAATCGTTTTCTTCAGAAGAGTGTAATTCAAAGTTACTAGATTTGTTTGGATCCCATAAAGCGTTTTCACCAACAACATTATAACCCCAATACGCGTTGTTTGGTTTTAAAATATAACTAATGTAAACTTTATCGTGTGTAGGTGATGGGTATGGGTAAATTTTAATTCTATTTTGAAAGTAAGTGTAGTAAGGCATTTGTTTATTTCCAGTTGTTAGTGGAGATTGTCCGTATGTCATTAATTGTTTTAGATTTATTTTGTCAGCAACTACAAAACCTTGCACGCCTTTATAATTAACTCTAACCATACCTAATCTATATATACGAGAATAATCAGTGCTTTGATCTAAAAGCACACCACCAGTACTATTACCAACCTCAAACACTTTGTCATAACGCTCGAATATACTAATTTTTTCTTCAAGATTTGTAACTGCATCAGAATAGTTAGTATCGTTACCTGGTAATCTTAAAAATTGACTTAAATCATAAAAGTATTGCTCAAAAATTTGCATTTGAGCTTGGTCGGCAAATAAGTTAAACTCTTGTGGAGTCACATAACCTCTTTGTTCTTTATTAGCTATTGCTAATACTTTTTGATATACGTTGTCTATATTTACCATAATTTCTTTATTGTAGTTTGCAGTCGCCCCGGAGAGCGACCGCTCCTACAGTTTGATTAATTTAACCTTTTTTCTATATTTGAATAGATTTCCATACCTTCATCAGTCTTAAACCAATGTGCTAAAGCAGTGTATGGGTGCTCATCAAAAGGAACTGTCATTACAGCTCTGTTGTTTGATGCCCATAAAAAGTTTCTTTGGTCTGAACTTAAAGTAAGAATACCAAGCTCTACAGCTTTAATACCAAAATTTCTAAGAACAATATTATCATCTTGAGCTAAATCTAAGAACAACATAGGATTGTTTCTAGCAAATAGTAACAAATCACGTTTAAGCTCCTTAGAACTCATCTTAGACACTTCAGAACCTTTTTCTACACGCATAATAGCTTCTGCTATTTCAATTTCCATATCTCTAGCTACAACAATTGCATCTGCTTCTAGCTCAAGTATTTCTACTTCATCAGTAGCTTCTTTAATAGGATTATACTCGTAAAATAATTTATTTTTATGTGGGTGATATAAAGATAATAACTTTTGTAAAGTTGTTTGTTCTTTAGGTACAACAAGATTTCCGTCTCTAAAAATTATATGTTCTAACCTTTGATCACCTTTCATTTCATCAACAAAACAAGTCTTTTGATTTTGACAATACTTTAATTCTCTTTCGTAACCAGCTTCTTCATCAAACCAATATATTCCAGAACTCTTCATCATGTAAGATATAGGTGTTTTAGAACCTTGTAGATAATACACTCTATCTTTTATTTCCCACTTTGGTTTTGTAGATGTAACTTTTTTTGGTTTTGGAGTTTCCATAACCGGTAATACTTTTTCCATATGCTCATCGCCAGGATCTCCTTGGTATGAGGCTTTTGTTTGTTTTTTTGCCATAATATAATATATAATAAAATTAATAAATAAAAGGACCGAGGCCGAAGCCCCGGTTCTTTATAATAAACAGTGCTTATTTCATTAACATGAAATTGTTAGCACCTTGTGTAATTAAACATCTTTCAGTTAAGAAGTGTAATTGCATTGCATCTAAAGCTGTTGTAGCAGCACCAACAGAACCAGTAACCCAAGTTTTCATTCTTCGGTCATCAGTTTGTGAAGCTCTATAACGAACATGTAAGAAAGGTCTCTTCATACTTTGTCCAACAGTTTGATCATAAACTGAAGAAGTACCAGCAGGAATCATGACACCTCTAATTGCATTAGCAGAAGATTGTGCGTTGATAGCACCTCTAGTAGCTAAGTCATTTAGGTATCTAAAGTCAGACTTGTAAAAGTCGTAAGATCCTCTTCTGAAACCAGTGAAACCTAAGTTTAATGCCATATCTTCAGAATTGTTAAATACTCCGTAAGAAGTACCTCCAGCTCCGTAAGAATTCATTGAAGCTAACATATCGTCCATAGCTAAGCTAGTAGATCTGTTAACAAACATCATGTATTCTTCAATAGCACCTTGCTTATCAAACTCAGCTAAGATAGCATCAAATTCAGCTAAATCAGTAGCAGCATTAACACCAGTTACACCAGTAGTTACGTTACCTCTTGATTCGATAGCAGCGAATAAACCTTCAGTACCTACAGTATTATCACCAGAAGCAGATCCAGCTATATAATCTGTAGCACCATCAAGAACAGAAGAACTGTCATTAAGTTCACTTTCTAGCATTGCCATTTCAATGTAATCATTAAAACGAGCTCTAGTGTCAGCTTCAGCTTTCAAGTACCATAAGTAACCTGATTGTCCACTTTCAGCAGATACTTCAACCCATCCAATTCTAGATGTATCAGAACCTGATACTTCGTAGTAATCTTTCATAATAATCGGCTTGTTAGTAAAAGTTGTGAATCTTGGCTCATTAGCACCTCTTGTATCTGAAGCAGTTGTAGCTGCAGCAGAAACGTAAGATTGTCCTTTACCATACTCAGATCCAAAAACTAATACACGTACTGATTCAGCCGTAGCAGAAGCAGATAAAGTAGCAGCACCTCTGTTGTAAGGTAATACGTTAATAGTAGTAGCTGCAGTACCTGTAACTAAACATTTAACGATACCATTTGTAGAATCAGAAACGATAACTAGATCATTAACTCTAATACCGTGACCATTAGAATGAAGAGCATTACCATCAATGTCTTTTTCTATTGTTACAGTACAAGGAGCTTGTCCGTTTACCGCAGTAGCACCAGTAGTACCACCACTTCCTGAAAGTATTTTACCTTTGTAAGATAAATGTAGTCTTCCTTGTTCAGACCATACAACCTGATCAGATTGCATTGCCTCTTCAGCTCCTACTTGTGAAAGAAATCCTGAGATAGTTCTCGGTCCGAAAACTTCAGCTTCTTTTTCCATAAGATCTGGTAAATATTGTTGTCCCCACGAGTTCGCAGTTCCAGTAAAATCTAGATAATTTGTATTAAGTGTTTGCTTTCTTGGAGCAGGTACACTGTTCAAATTATCACCTCCATTAATTGCCATAATTTTGTTTTTTTAAATTAGTTATTTATTTGTTTTTAATTTTAAATTTAAAAGCTGGAGAAGTGTCATCGTTAAGCACTCTTACTTTTGGACCACTTGTGTTATCGTTAGAAAATGATTGCCTAGGGTCCATACTTACGTTTTTAGCCTTAGCAACACTATCTTTCATAGCATCAGTTTTTCCTTGTTCATAAAAGTGATTAGCAATAGCGTCGGGATTCATTGCTGTAAATAAAGATTTATGATAACCTTTGGCATCTGACATTTCATTATTTTTATTCAAGAACTTCTTGACAAAATTATTAATATCACCTTGAGTTTCTTTAACTTCATTAGCATTTTTCACATTAAACCTATATCTCTTATCTCCGACGTTGTATTCAAAACCTTTGAATTTATCGTTAAAAACTTCTTTAGTTTTTAATTTAAAAGTGTTAGTTTGTTTTTCCGCTATCTTATTAGTCTCTTCCGACTCTTTGTTGTATCTATTAAAGAAGTTTACAGCTTTTTGTTGTTCGGTAGTTAACCTAGAACCAGCCTTAATTTCTTCATAGTACTTAGACTTTTGCCCGTCTAGGTGGCTTTTAGCGTTGGCAACTTGCTCTTTTAACGCTATTTTCTTTTTCTTAACCTCTCTCTCTTCATCAACATCATCATCGTATGAGAAAGAGTCTTCCATTAGAAAACTAATTTCATCATCTGTTAAGTGAGATTTTGTTTGTTTGTAGTATTCCCTAAGAACTGTCATATCGTCATAACTAGAATAGTCTTGATTAAGACGTACGTAATCTTCTAGTGTACCACCAGTTTCTTCCATAAAATCTACAACTTTTTGTAAATTTTCAGGTATTGCTTTTCCAGTCTCTTGAGCTTCAGCAACAGCTTCTTCAACTTCGCTTGCTAGCTCTTCTGTTTCTTCTTTAACTTCTTCTTCAGTTATTTCTTCTAATACTGGAGTTTCTTGTGTTTCAGCTTCCGGTTGTACTTCTTCTTGTTTTTCTGTGGTGTCGGCATCTTTAACGAGTTCAACCACTCTGTTATCGTCAGCGTTATCTTTTGTAACTTCTTCTGTGGTTTCATTTTCTTTTGGTGTTGGTGGTTTGTCTAAATTTACTTTGATGACTCCGTCATCTTGATTTGTTTTTTTAAGATCAACTTTTGTTACGTTGTCTTCAGCAGCCTTTTCGACTACTTCTTGTTTTTTCTTTTTTGCCATAATATAATATAATAATAGTTAATAATTTTTATCTTGGATCAAAACTACCTAAATTGAATCCGCTACCTAGTATATCATTACCTGCGGACTCAAAGTTTTTAGGTGCTTTTTCACTTTTTCTTTGATCTATAAGCTCACTTTGTTGTGATGCTTGTATTCTAGTTCTTTCGTCTTTACGATCTTCTTTTTCTTTTTCTTTTGATTTCTGACCATCAACCTCTACGCTTTTGAGTTGCATGTTCATTTGAAACTCTAACTGCATAAGTTGTTTTTTGTACTCAACTTCTTGAGCCTGTTTCTGCATGTCAAATTGCATTTTCATTTGTTCAAGCTGTGCTTGTGTTTGTGCTTTAGCTTGGTCTTTTTGTATTTCCATTTGAGCAGCAGCTTGTTGAGTTTGCATATTAGCTTGTGCTTGTGCTTGTATATTCTGTTGTTGAGCTTGTTGATCTCTTTGTTGCTTTTTAACTCTTCTAAGTTTTAATATTTGATTTGCAAGTTTTAGATTTTTAATTTCTCTAATGTCAATAGCATCTTCAATGTCAAGACTTTGTTGTTGAATAGACATCTGTATATTGTTTTCAAGCATTGCTTTTTCTTCTTCATCAGGCATTAACTCAATAAATATACCAAAGTCATAAAGATGAAGTTCAGACATTTCCTCAAGCGTAGCAACGTTATGAGCACCTATTTGTTGTACAAAAGCATTAGCTGTTGGTGAATATTCTAGTATGTCAGATATTCTAAGTGACAAGCACCCAGCTACTTCTTTTGTTAAAAACAAACCAGACTGTAATATATGTCTTGTAGCTGTATTGCTGTTAGCTGCTGCTAATTTTTGCACACCTACTAAAGCGTTTTTATCAGGTGTACTACCATCTCTAGCTTCGTTTAATCCGGTTACATCTCTAATCATTTGTAGATAATAATTGTAATTACCAATCAACGCTTGCATTTTATTACCACCACTTCCACTAGTTATTTCTTGTATAGGTATTTTACCTGGATTCATATCACCTTCAGAAGTAAATGATCTACCTATAACAGATCCTGTTTGAAAGAACATGTTTAAAGCTTCTTGTGGATTGTAGTTTGTTCCGTTACCTAAATCTATTTCAGCTAAACCGTCAGCGTCTAAGTAAACACCATCTGGCACCATACGTGATAACACTTGTTGTAATTTCAAATGTGTTAACTGTATCATATCGGCAAAACCGGTGATACGCTGTACTAAAGATTCAATACGACCCTTATACATACGTGGAGCAACAATAGCATAATTCATTTTAACCTTAGTAAAATCACTTTTAGGTCTCATCATGTTTTTAGCCATTTCCCACTTCAACAACTTACCAGTTCCTAATACTAAAGCACCATCGTACAAGCACTCTATTGATCTTTGTAGTTTACCAAAGTTATCAGCATCTTCTGGTGGATTAAAGCTATCGTCTTTTGCTAGTATTTTATCAGCACCGCTACCAGTTTCTTTTACCTTATAAACTTCGTTCATATATGTTTTATAATTAAAATATAAAACTTGAACTTTGTTACTATCCTGTTCAGCATCATTATAACCTTGATTATAATTGGTCTTGTCGTAATACTTGTTTTTAACTATGTCTTCTAAGTCTTCTTGAGTTAGATGTGGAAATTGTTTAGAAAGCTCGTTAATAGGTATATTTTTAACTTCACCTACGTAATATATATCATCAAAATATGGAGACTCAGTATATGAATACACTAAATCAGCTGGATCAACATAGTCAATAACAACACCTTCAGACGTATTGAAACTAGTCTTTACAGCTCCAATACCTAATACTGTTAAGTCGTAGTAAAATCTTTTCTTTATTAACTCGTAATCGCTACCTTCCATTAAAACATTAAGAGCTTGTTCTTCTGCTATTTCTACAGCTTGCTTATATGTTAACTGCATGTGAAGATCTAACTCTTCTTGAGTTTCTGGTAAAACTTCTGGATCATTTTCATATAAGTTAATACCAAAAGCATTGTTAACATAATCGTTTAGCTCCTTAGTCTGCATATCTTTTATAATAGACTCCATATATGCAGTTCTTTTGCTTACTCCATATTCGTCTTGAGAATAAGCTTTTATATCATAAGTTCTTTCTGAAATACCGTTTACAACTATATCAACAAACTTAGGTATAATAGGCACTGGTTTCCAGTCTAAATTAAGATAGGACAAATCACCGTTTATAGATAACTCGTCCTTATACTTTTGTATTGATTGCTCACCCCTAGCGTATAATCTAAGTTCATGAAAGTTGTTGTGATTTGTTTTATACCGATTGCTACCTCTTTCAGTATGAAACCACTCAGCTTCAATAGCTTTAGCAACTTTTAAACCGTAATCATAGCTCATCTTCTCCACATCACTAACAACTTGAGAAGGAAAATAACTTTTTACAATCATATTTATTTTTTAATTAATTTAGATGTATTGCCTTTGTTTTCGTACTTAGCAATACTTATATTTAGTTTTGGTTTTTCTACTTTAGCATTTGGTCTATACAGATGTCTGTTGTTTGCCATTATGGCTAAACCAGAACTAATAGACGCATCATGCTTTGTTCTTTTGTTAATGTCAAATTTTGCCCAGTCATTTAGTAGTTCATTAAAATAACAATTTCCAAAAGTACCATCTTGTGCCATACCCACGTTACCTTGTATATACATTTCAATAGCTGCAGCGTGAGCTTGTTTTATATCTTCACTTGAATTTGGTATACCTCCTATTTCTTTTTCTGTTACAGATAATTTGTTCCATACTTTATCAGGTCTATTCATACTGTAACCTCTGTAACCACGTCTTCTTAAATAATACAATAGACGAGGTTTATTATTTTCTGCGAGTATAGGCATCCCATAAAATACTAATGCCATTAGAACGTCTTCAAAGAACATCTCTGCGGTTTGTGGCCTTGCTAAGTATTCTAAGAAAAACGTGTTAGCTGGTGCATCTTCCATACTAAACTTTGTTAACCCATGTAAAGCACCTTTAGAACCTTTACCGTCTACAGTTCCTGATATATCGTAACTATCACAACCAAAAGAACCCATGTGTTCGTTACCTGGATGTCTAACACCATTTTTAACTATAACTCTATTTTGTAGGTTTGTTGGTGGTACCCAGCTTACTTTAAATCTACCTTTTGGATCTGGATAAAATATAACGCTTGTATCTTTAACGCCATTCACCCATTGAAAACTACCAATGTTTACTGTAGCTCTAGTTTCCTCGTTGTAATCTATTTGTTCATATAGTTTAACTAAGTTAAATATACTATTACTAGCCTCGTCTCTAAATGCATGCTCTGTAGTTCTTGGAAACTGCCTGTAAAATTCGTTTAACGCATCTTGATCACCTTTTAAACCATCAGCTTCATTTTGCCAATTGTCTACAACGCCTACATCTATTAACTCTCCGTGTGGGTCAAAGACATCATGGTCTGGACTATCGAAGACTGGACTGCCGTGTTCATCAATAAATCCTTCGTAGTTCCACTCCATTGGGATAAAAAGAGAATATAGACCAGACGCTGTCTGTCCATTTCTGTTTCGCTTATTAACGTCTGATGCGTTGTATAGTTTTTTGAAGTTTTCTCCACCCTTGTCTAATGAATTTGATGTTGAGCCCATCATACATTTACCTATAATTCTACTACCTAATCGTAAACATGTTTTGGTAACTCGCCAGTTATTTAAAATATTATCGGGTCTTTCCCATTTACCACTCTCATCATGTACTAGTAGTTTTAGTTTTTCACCATCATAACTATTATCACCTGTGTTTTTCCAGTCTATAGTTGTATCTAATCCTTCTAAGTCTTCTAGCTTTTCGTTTGTTGTAATTTTCTTTCTAGTGAATTTAGAAGCTGGAACTCTATATGCAAGTTCAGATTTTGGACGGTCCATACCATCTTGGATAGGGCTAAAAAAGAAAGGATAATTAATTGATATAGGTACAACTTTGTCTGTAAACATTTTCTTAGCATCAGCTCCTGTTTTAGATAATATACCAAACCTTGCATCTGACGAAATCGTAGCTTGATTGACAGTCTCAGCAGAGGACATAAAAGAAAACCCAGATCTTCTGTTTTTAAGATAA